GACATGATCCCGAGGTGCAGGGCCTCGCCAGCCGCGCTGATTTCCTTCTGGGGATCGACCCACTGCCAGCCGCGCGGGCGGAAAGTGGTGGCCGAGAAGAACTTGTCGAACTTGGTGGCCGGCAGGTTGATGTAGCCGAACTCCATCACATGGCGCAGCCAGGTCGCGTAGACGCGGGCCACGAAGTGATCGAGGAAGAACTTCTGGAGCGAGCGATACTGGTCGCGCTCCTCCAGCGCGCCTTGGCGCACCGAGGAGTAGGAGGTGTCCGACAGGTCGCCCGAGAGGCTGGCATAAGACACGCCAAGGCCGCTCGCGGTGCCGCGCAGGATGTTCTTCTGGAACTCCGCAAAGGCGGTCGCCGGATGGTCGGGGTTGAACGCCTTGAAATCGACGCCTGCCGGAAGCTGGTGGAACGTCCCCGGCTCTGCCTCGATGATGGGAACGCCATTGTCGTAGCCATCAGCAGGGGCTTCCTCGCCTGTTTCGGACGTAAAGAAGCCCATCTTGCTCGCCGCCATGCGCGAAGCGACCAATTCGGCCTCGCGGTGGGCGTTCAGCATCTTGATCTGGCTCAGAGCAGCGTGAAGCCACGTTTCCCCGCGCGTCTGACCGGCCCGAACGCGCCGATAGACATGCAGAATGTCGCCAGCAGGGACGCGGACGCTCTCATTGCGGGTTACGGAGGTGAATTGGTTGTCGCCGGGGTGATTCTTCTTGACCCAAAACGCTACCGGGCGCCCAAAGCTGTCAACCTCGATGCCCATGCGGATGTCGTTGCCGTTGGGGCGCTTCTCGGTCTTGTCCACATCGACCATATCCGCCTCAAAGGCGTGGAAGGCGATGCCGTGGACGAAAGAGTTATTGCGAATGACTTGGACGAAGGCTTCGCCGTCACGGGCGACCGTGCGGACGACATATTTCTCCAGATCGACCATCGACATGAGGCCATCAGCGGTGCAATTGCCGACCTGACCGAAAACGGTCCACGCATCCTCGACGATCCGGTTGCCGATAACGTCCATTCCGCCGGCAGTGTCGCGCGCCTTGACCTGTAGCACCATGCCCTGATCGCCAATGACGTTGGTTTCAAGCAGTTCGAGAAAGCGCTTTACGTAAACGTCATCGCGAGCCATCTGGCGGGCGCGATTACGCATAAGCACCAGATCGCCGCGCAGATCGGCGTCAGCGGAGCCGTAAGTTCCCTGAAAATCGGCAAACAGGCGGCTAACCTCGCCTGCATGGTAGGCGCTGCGCTTGCGAAACGGAGCCTTCTTCGGCGCTGGTGCGCCAAGGCCAAGGACTTCTCGCCAGAAACTCATACGAAGCGGACCTTTACGGTGGTCTTGACGGGCTTGCCATTGGCAATCGCCTGGTCACGTTTTTCCTTGATGACCTCCTTGCGGTAGTAGTCCCGCCACTGGAGAAGGTCCGAGATATTCATTTTGGCAATCGAGCGACCGTTGATGCTGTAGCTCGACACATCCTTGTCGGCACGGCCCTCCAGCAGCGACTGAATCTTGTCGAGCATGATCTCGGCATGGCTGCGTGGGTCGGTATTGTTATCGTCAAGGTCTGGCTTGATCGTGATGTCGCCGCGATCCACTAGGACGCGCGAGGAATCGCTGGTCCGCTGAATTTCAGCCTGCCAGTGGTATTCGCCGGCCACCCAAGCAGCGCTGGTCGCGCTTGGCACCTGCACAACATACTCGCCGCCCACCTCGGACGCGGTAATCGTGATCTCGGTAGCGCCGCCGCCGCGAATACGCATGATATAGATCAGGCTGTAGTCCGCAGTCGGGTAGTCGGCAGACAGGTCTGGCCGCTTCCACTGGATATAGCTGCCGACAGTGACCTCGGTCGGCTCACTGGTCGGTGCATTATCCGTATCGAAAAGATTTGCCATCTACCCTCATCGCCAGTTATTAGCGAAACCACCGCGCTTCGGCACCAGCTTCTTGGGATCGGCCAGAGGATGCGGCTTTTCAGCCACCTTTGGACGCGAAGCATCAACCTTGCGTTCCACATTAGCATAAAACCGGCGCACAACGCTATCCATGTTGACATTTAGGACATGGAAAGCAGCAATTGCATAGACGCGAACGTCCAAAGCCTCGTTTCTGGTGCGGGTTTTGATCCACGCCTGCTTCGGATAGCCCTTGTGATAGGTCGTGACGCGCTTCTCGGCGGTCAACTGGCGGAAGTATTCGTCGTCCCGCTCGGCCCGGAAGTGGCAGTAGCCGGGGCCAGCCTCGTCGATCCGCAGCCGGGAATAGTGCAATTCCTTCGCAGTATCGACGCCAACCGCGTAGAGCGGCACCTTGCCAACGTTATTCCGGCTCGCTCGCCCGATAATCGGCTTGCCCTCGCCGCCGACCCCCTTGATGGCGAAGACGCGGTGGCCAGCACGGGTCTTGGCGTAGTTGTAGACCGCCCGAGTGTGGTGACCGCCGGAGTCAACGCAGGTCGCCCGGACCAGCATCTCCTCGCCGGTCGGGTGGTCGTAGGTCTTGAGGATGATCTCGTCCAGTTGTGACCAGATGCGGGGGCTTGACGGGTCGCCGTAGAGAATGTGGTAGTCGATCTGCCACGATTCCTCCCCGGAACCCCAGCCAACCACCTCGACCTCAAGCCGGTCGTCCTGAACGTCCACGCCAGCGGTCAGCAGGACCACATCCTCCGGCATCGCCGGGTAGGATTCCTTGCGCTTGGCGACCGCGTAGTCGTCAACCTGGTCGCCGCGCTCCTCCCAAGTCTCCGCTAGAATCGTATTGGTGAAGGTCTTGAGCCGCATCGGGTCTTTTCGGCTGGCCAGAAACTCCTCGACCGTATCGACCAGATCGACCCACGGCGAATAGAGGGCGTTGAACCAGAAGCCAGCGGCGCCATTGAACGGGGCCGTAGCGATCCACTCACCCCTCGACACCGCCTGATGCCGCTCTGCCTCGCTCCAGCCGCTGCCGCACTCCTCGCAGTAGTAGCGGGCGGTCTTAGGGTTGCCGTCTGCCCACTGGACCTGCGCCCACTTGAGGGTCTGAGCGTGATCGCAATGCGGGCAGGGGACATAAAACTTGCGTTTATCTGTCTCCTCGTAGGACGCCTCGATCCGGCTCGCGTTCCGGTTGGTTGGGGTCGAAACCTGAATTATCTTCCGGTTCCAGAAGGTGGCTGCGCGCCGCTTTGCCAGAGATATTGGATCGCCTTCCTCACCAGCCGAAGCGGGGTATCGGTCAACCTCGTCACAAAGCACGATACGAATCGGACGAGAAGCAAGGCTAGAAGGGCTATTAGCGCCAACGAGAGACAAGGCCCCACCAGGAAAGACCTTATGCAGAGTCGTATTGTTTGCATCTTTCGCCTTACTGTCCTTGACTAGCCCACGCAGAGCGGGGGTTGGTTTAATCAGGCCCGCCGCCACGCGGTCCTTGGAGAACGCCATTGCCATGTCGAGCGTGGGCTGCATGACCAGGATGGGGCAGGGGTCGTGGTGCATGTGGTAGCCGATGGTATTCAGGATCGCCTCGGACTTGCCGCTCTGCGTCCCGCACATCACCACCACCTCTCGCACCGCCGGGTCCGAGCAGGCATCCATGATCCCGCGCTGATACTCGGCCCGAGAGGTATACCACCGCCCCGGCTCCGCCGATGACTGAGAGTCCAGCCGGCGCTCAAGGTCAGCCCATTCCGCCACGCTCAGGCGCGGGGGCGGGGTCAGCCGCTTCATCGCCACGGCAAGCTGGGTGAGGGCGCCCGCCCGGATCGAGGGATCGAGTTCGGTCACTTGAGGGTGCTAATCTTTCGCGGCCTGCCCACCGGCTTCTTCGGCGGGGCCTCGCCCTCCTGCGGCTGGACGGCAGTGCCGGTCGCCACCGGATCAACGGACGGCTGGTAGTTCGCCAATTCGTCCAGAGCCTCGCGGCAATAGTTCTCCAGGTGATCCTTGATGACCGCAGTGTCCGTCACATTCGCCAGCACGGGCGCCATCTTGGATGGCATCGACAGGAACTTGGCGCGGCAGGCGTGGAGAACGCTCTCCCACGCCTTCACCACATCCTCGGTCTTGCATAACGTCTGGCGGATGCGCGCAAGCTCCAACTCCGCGATCTCAGCCTCGGCGTTGATCTTGCGAGTGCGCGCCTCGT